GACCCCGAAATGCTAGTGAACTCGATACTGGCCGCAGACCCTGAGAGTTCGGTATGGCCGATAACAGTGAAAGCAGCCATCAGGAACTATTCAATCCGTAGAGGGTGAACTCAGAACCACGCATCCAAGACCCGTCAGAATCCAACGTGATCGAAGTGATAACCGTCGTATCGTCAAACAAGCCGCTCGCAAGCGCCACAGCAAGACCAGTTGTTGTCAACGCTGCGCCACCTACTGCCATCACGGTCGTGTTCTTGTTGGCGTTTCGGTAATCTAAGATGTCGATTACCGCTGGGCCATAGTCGCCAGTTTGTAGACGATCAGCGTAGTTGTTGTCGCCGTTCCCAGTCGTATACCGTGGAATCTTAGTCCACGCCTCGCCCGTGGACCCCGCAGCGCTCGCTGTTGAAGAAGCCCCCTTCATGTCGTGCGAACTGTAAGCGGTTCCTGCCGCTCCGTTGAATGTCAAACGGGGTGAGGCTAGGAAATAGTTGTATGTGCTGCGTGCCGACATTCGTATCTGCAAATGCTCATATGTCGTCGGGATGCTAGAGAACGTCACCGACGCAGCCTCAGCCTCCAAATACTGTGTGGCGATTGCTTCGATCACAGCCATCAGGCCACCATCCTGGGGAGGATTCCGAACAGGGAGAACTGGGATTCATCTTTCAAGTCGCCCCCTGTGTAAATGTCGATCTTTGTGATTGGAGCCTGCGACAGCCATGTGGTCGCATCCATGTAGACGTAGCCATACGTTGAGGCTGAATCGGATGCCGCCATAGCAATATTCGACTTGTATTTGCCACTGTTGATGTCAAACAGATGACTTACCACGGAAGAAAAAGCGTTGGCTAGGTTGTTGTCCGCTGTGACGTTGCCCTGCGGTGCGTAACCCGTGTAGGTGTAAGTCCCTGCGGAAGCCGACGCACCCGAGCCACGCAGATACTGGTTGGGATAGTTGGCACCAGTGTCGTCGTTGAACTGGAACTTGAGAGTATCGCCCTCACCTGAATACGCTGATCGGACGTAAGAGATGACCACCAGATCCATGTATTGCGACCAGTCCCCGACCTGACCGTCATCAGTTGATGTGAACGTGACCTCAGCCGTGTCCGCTCCGAGCGTCGTCGTGGCGATGCCGACCCATGCCTCACCGTCAGTGAGAACACCGTCAACGATGTATGCGGGATCAGCCATTATGCGGCCACCTCATACCTGATTAGGACAAGACCGTTAGCCCCATCGCCTGCTGGACCGCCAGACGGGCGAGCGCCGCCGCCACCACCGCCTCCCGTGTTGGCAATCCCGTTACCCCCGAAAGGCTCCGCTCCAGCGCCGAAACCGCCTCCACCAGCACCACCTTGGCCGTGATAAACACCTGATTGGCCTCCACCACCGCCGCCTCCCCCATAGGTGACAGTTGCAGCAGTAATGCCCATGTTGCCAGCAGTCCCAGTACCACCTGGAGAGCCTTCGTTGGTGGCTGGGACTACTCCCACTCCCCCGACACCGCCACCACCTCCGCCTGCTGGTATCCACCCAGGCCAATCCGTACCGTCAGCGCCGTCGTTGCCGTAGGTGCCGCCCGACCCGCCTGCTCCCTCTGACCCCCCCGAAACAGACACGGCGCCACCTCCACCTGAACCGTCCGTGGAGTCACCGCCAGTTATGGAACTAGAACCGCCGCCGTACGCGCCACCTCCGACACTTGCACCCAGCGCAGAGGTGGTACTACCAGCACTCCCAACGCCTGCCGTAGTGCTGCCCGCACCACCCGCACCAACAGTGATCGTGTAGGAACCCGTACTCACATTGATACTGCCCGTGGTGTTGTTTATCAGCCCACCAGCGCCACCGCCGCCACCACCACCGTTGTTGCCCGTTGTGGTTCCACCACCGCCGCCGCCCCCACCGCCGATAATCAGATAATCCACATCAGCCGACCCGCTGGACACGACAAACTTGCCTGAACCACGGAACGCATGAACACGATACGTCGTACCAGAATCCTCATACTGCGTGATGATCCCACCAAACGCCGTGAAAGGCCCACCACCGAACAGGCCGCCATTCAACCAAGTAGACACGCCAGTAGACGGCCACGCCTTCGGCGTGTCATGCCGCCCCCGCCAGTTGGAAACAGCGGTAGACGGGTTGGTGCGGTCCTGGCGAAACATCGCCTAGGCAGTAATACGGTTGACGTACCCGTTGATGACCACCACGTTCGCCGCAGCGGCAAACGCCTTGACCACCAGACTGTTCTGCAACAGCATCCCTGGGCACACCAGCACCCAGCCTGCCTCAGCGCCAATCGTCACCTCGACGAGATCGTCAGGTGACGTAGTGCCACCGAACTCCAACGTCAGTTTCCTGTCCGACGAGTCGGTGTTGCAGGCGTACAGCCACACCTCGTCCATGTCGGAAGTGCCCGACACAGCAGTATGGATGGTTGTTCCTGCCGTAGCGGTGGCAACAACCTTGACGTTCTTGCCGTTAGTACCGCCCGACAGCAGTTGCTTGGAATATGTTGCCATTGGCCTTCCTTAGTTGAAAATCGTGTTGTTCAAAATGAGCTGTGCATCATTGGTCGTCACTGAAATAGCGGGCGTTGTCCCACCAGACGACACAATCGGAGCTGTCCCAGTAACCGACGTAACCGTCCCCGCCGTAGCAGCAGCCCACTTGACACCCGTGGCCTCCGACGAATCGGCAGTCAACACATAAGTGTTCGTGCCAGCGCCCAGACGGGTAATCGTGTTATCGGCAGAAGCGACCAGCAGTTCCCCCTTCGCGTCCACCAAACTGTTCTGAACCAACCCAGGAGACGAGTTGACGAACGTCTCAACGTCAGTAAAGTTCGTGTTCATGTCGGCGGCGACAATCGTGGTACCCGCCGCAAACGTGTTAGTTACCGCCAGGGTCGCCATTTATCGCATCCTTCTCGCCACATAGGTGTACGCCAAAGCGTTGATTTCCCATGTGCTATTAGTGGACGGCCCGTTGACTTTCATACTTACTGACCTCGCTGTCCCAAGAGTTGGCAGTCTTTTCACGTCAGCAACCAGATCCGACGCAATCGCATCCCACGCCGCGTAATAATCCGAATCGGGATCCGCGTCATCCCACTTTGCGGTATTCCACTCCGACGTTGATGTACGACCCGTGACGTTCACATCGAACGACATGGCCTGCTCGGCCTTGTCATAGTTTTTGTAAACCTGGACGGGCATCGTGATGGACGACTCGGCCAAGGTAACCATGCGGGGTTTCCCCCACCGTTTCTTCACAATCGGGTTACGGCCCGTCACCCAACGGGTCACAAAATATGATGTGATGTGCGTTTCCGTTGACCCCGTGTACCTGTCCGACGTGCGGTTCTGCTCGTCTTCCAGGTCAATCACCGAACCCGTCGCAGCAACGCATCCCGCCAGCACCTTGGGACGCCCCGATGGCGGGCGATAAGGCATCATCGGCCCTGCATCAATATCTGACGTGACCCAGGCGCCGCCCTGCCCCAACGTCGGATCAAAAATCAGGGTGCGGCGGGCCGTGGCGCCATCTTCTGTCCAATCGACAGATACATACAGTTTGTTGTTGCCCCATGCGAGCTGCGGAGGGGCCGTGAACGTGATCCGCCCATCGCGTATCGCAGGATCCAACTTGTCGAACAGGTAAAAGAACTGTTCCCTGTTATACAGGTACACGCCGTCTTCGCCGTTCCAAAAATAGCACCCGTTGGGTGCAACCGCAGGAGTGGACAGCGCGACCATCCCAACCTCCTGCGTGATCGTCTGAACCTGAAACGAATCAGAATCAAACCCCGTTATGGCAAACACGCCGTTCGTTTTGAACACCAACAGGCGGTCACCGAACGGGGCCAACCCTGTGATGAACCCGCCGCTTTCACCAATGTCAATGTCGGCGTAGTCGTCTTCCGCCCACTTCTCAGCCTGATTGGCTTGCGACCAGCGAACCCGAGACTTGTAAGCGGTAGCTGACTCGTAGGTGTAGGCGGCGAACGCAAAGTTGTTCCAAAAAGCCACATACTGGGCTTGCGGAAAGTTGCCGTCCGTCCCATCCAGCGTGGTGCCCAGGTCCGCAGCCGTAGTGCCATTCCACCTGAACGACGGCTTGTCATACGACACCCCGTAAGCGATGTTGTTCATCGTGATGCCGTACACCCGCGTCCCCGCCGTGCGGGCCGTTATCCCCGTCAAATCAGTAAAGTTGCCGCTCGCAGAATGGGCAACCTTCGTGTCATAGTTGACCATCACCGCCGAGTTGGACACGTTGTCGGGATAAAACCCCCACAACCCCTGAACATCAGCAGACAACGCCGTCGCGTTGCGACGATCCACACCGTCGCGCATTTTGATCCCACCACGCGGATCAACAGTCACGTTCAACAAATCAGGCGACTCGTCGCCCGACAGGTTGAACTGATCGGACCTCAGATTCAAGCCGCCCGAAAACGAATCCAGAGTTTCCAGCGAAAACTGGCGTTGCGCGCTACGAGCCATCGGCTACTCCCAGGAGTAGCGCAAACGGTTCGGCAAGATCACCTGGGACCGCCACCTTGACGCATTGCGACTGTTCAACACCACAGGTTGCGGTGCAGGCATGTCGTCGTAGCGGGCCTTCAAGTTGTCCAACTCCTGATAGAAGATCGACAGGTACTGCTGCGCCATCAACGGGTCTTCCTGCTGCTCATAAGCGCGAGCAATCCCGTAAGTAGCGATCACAACATGGAACGGATCAGGCAAATCGGACGGTTCGACCGCATCGGCCACACCAGCTCCGAAAGCCGCAGGGTTCGCATACCCGCGAACATTGATCGTCTGAACTGATGTCGGTGTCGGATACAAGCGAACCGACTCCGCCCAGTACGACCACCACCACGGCGCGCCCTGACCGTTGACGTTCAACGGGTACACGATGTCGCCCTCGTCGCGGCCAACAAACGTGATGACATGATCGTCGGTGCGTAACGCAGCCACCTCACGCAACCCGTTGGTGACCCCCGCACCGACCACCGCCAGGGTGTAATCCTTCTGCGACGAAACAGTGTCGAACGTGGTCGCCTTCTCAAAGAAAGGCCACCGCTTCTCCGTGTAAACAATCAGGTCATAACCCTCACCGAGAAAACGGTTCAGGGTGTCGTCGGAAATGTCCGACGAGTCAATATCCACCACAGAGCGGATATACGAGCGCATGGTGGAAATGTCCACCAGCTACTCCTTCGGAGTGTGAAAGACGCACAGGTCGCTGCCCGTAACGGGACGCCCCTTACAGGGCGCCCCGTCGCGGGTCAACGAACTGCACTTGATGACCTCAGGAACAACAGGAGCGAAGTCGATACGCTGGACACGTTGGATGTTTCTCGACGGACCCACGGTTTGTGGCCGTGGAGATGCGTCACGGAAACCATCAGCGGGCTGCCCATAAGGGCGCTGCCCCGTCTTGTGCGCGTATGCGAAACCTCGTCCCATCATGCTCCTAACAGGTCAAACAAACGGTTTTACGCAGGCGTAATCCCGTACATCAAGCCCTGACGGGCACGGTTGGAAGTCGTCAACTCGCCGTAGCAAAGCAACTGCGAGTAAACGGCATCCTGGTTGGTTGGGCGCACGAACGGCGTTGGCTTGAACCAAACATCAGAATGTGCCACCAGTTGGAGGTACTTAGTATTTAGCAGGAAAAGTTTTCCTTCGCCTGCCAACGTACCGTCAAAGGTGAGCGGGCAGCCCTTGAACAAAAGGTTCTGGAAACCGCCGTCAGCCATATCAGTATCGGTGTAACGGATCTGATCGACCAGCAGAGCCTCGTAAGCCTCGTACTGGTTCTGACCCGTGATGCCGATAGTCGGCTGGTCATTACCAACCGAACAGTTGTTGTAC